ACCTCGAGCACGCGCACCAGCGTCGCGAGTGCGGGCGGCGTGCGCGTGACGGGTCACGGCTCGATGCGTCAGCAGCGCAGCGCGACGAGCACGGGCGGGGTTCGCGTCGCAGGTAGTGCGACGCGCAGTCGGCGCACGAGCGTCGCAGGCGCAGGCGGCGTCGCCGTGACGGGCGCCGCGACGCAGCGACGACAGACAGGACTCGTCGCCACAGGCGGCGTCACGATGACGGGCGTCGCGCGCGTGCGTGTCTTCGAGGAAGCCGACGCGATTATCGAGTCTGGCGACGTGACGATTCAGCGCACGGTACCGGGTGACGCGAGCGTGCAGCGCGTCATCACGGGCGCGGTCGAGGTCGGGTGATGCCGATTCACGTGGGCGACGTCGGCGTGCAAGTGGAGCTCAGCGTCAGCGAAGACGGCGCGGCAGTCGACTTGACGACGGCGACGCAGCCCGAGATGCATCTGCGCGATCCGAACGGGGTGACGCTGACACGCACGGCGTCGATCGTCGCGCCGAACAAGCTGCGCTATGCCAGCGACGTCGGCGACTTCACGACGCCGGGGCAATGGGAGATACGCGGACACTTCGCGCTCGACGCGTGGCGCGGCGCGACGACCGCGCTGTATGTGACGGTGTCACGGGTGTAAGACGATGAGCGCGAACAATCGCCTTCACTGGGTCGGGCTCGACGAGTTGCGGGCGGCGCTGCTGCAGCTGCCCGAGGACCTTGCGAGCGACGCGGAGTCGATTGTCAACGACGCGGCGCAAGCGGCCTTCGATGAAATCTACGCGGCGTACCCCGTGCGCACGGGCAATCTGCGCAACGGGCTCAAGGTGCAGACGCTCAGCCACGCGTTCGACGCCCGCGTCGGCTCGCGTGCGCTGGGCGCGGGCGCGATCCTCTACAACAACGCGCCGCATGCGTACATGTTCGAGCACGGGACCGAAGCGCGACACACCGACATCGGCGCCGATCGCGGGCGCATGCCTCCGGGCAAGGTGTTCATTCCGCGCGTGATGCGCCATCGACGTCGCATGTACGAAGAGCTCGTCGCGATGATGGAGTCGCACGGGCTGCTGGTGACGGGCAGCGTGTATGCCGCCGCCTGACAGCAACGCGATCGACACGGCGCTGGTGTCGAAGCTGTGGAACGACTCCGCGCTGCGCGCGCTCATGCCCGGAGGCGTCTATTTCGACTATGCCCCGGCGAACATGGATCGCTTCGTCATCGTGTCACTCGATGCGAGCGACGACGTGCCGCGCTTCAACGGCAGGGCAATCGAAAGCGCGCGCTATCTGGTCAAGGCGGTGCAGCGCGCGACGGGACGCGACGACGTCGCCGAGGCTGCGGCGCGCATCGACGTGCTGCTCGAAGATCAGACGCTCACCGCAGCGGGTTACGGCTGCGTCGCGTGCTATCGCGAAGAGCGTGTGCGCTTCGTCGAAGTCGACGACCTCGACGCGTCGATTCGCTGGCAGCATCGCGGCGCGCACTATCGCATCCAAATGACGCCACTCGTCGAATGAAAGGGACATCATGATCAAGAGCGGACGGTACGGCGAGGTGTATTGGGACCCCACGGGCGCGACGACGCTCGCGAAGGTGCTTTCGCTCAACAAGTGGAAGGCCGACTTCAAGACGGACAAGATCGACGTCACGTGCTTCGGTGACAGCAACAAGGTGTATGTGCCGGGCATGAAGGACGTCAGCGGCGACTTCGGCGGCTTCTATAACAGCGCCGACTTGACGATCTTCGAGGCGGCAGATCAGGACACCCCCGGCAAGCTGAAGCTCGTGCCCAACAGCACGGAGGCGACATTCTTCTGGTCGGGGCTCGCCTACATGGACGCGTCGATCGACACGAGCGTCGACGGGGCGCCGGCGGTCACGGGCACGTGGATGGCGGCGGGTCCGTGGACGCTCGCGCAGACGCTGTCGGCGACGGCGGCGAAGCCGCCCGTGCCGATCTGGGACGCGGAGCAGCAGCGCTGGACGTTGCCGAGCGCGGCGTGAGGCATGTTCGCGTCGCTGACGCTGACGGGCGTGCGCGGCTCGATCGTCTGGGCCTATCACGACGCGGCGACGATTGCGCAGTGGGTCGTGCGTCGCTCGCGTGACGAGCAGACGCAGCAATGGCGCTGGCGGCTGGCGGCGACGCTCGGCCCCAGCGTCGACCGCTTCAAGCTGCGGCAGCGTCCGCTGCGCTTCGTCGCGCCACGTCACGGTGGCTTCTGGTGCTGGCAGCTGCGCGAGCTCACGCTCACCGAGCGCACGCTCGTCGCGACCCTTGACCCTCCGGAGTATTGAACGATGACACGCTGTCGGTTCGTACGGCCCGAGCTCGTCACCCTCACCCTGAGCGACGGCGACACGCTCACGGTCAAGCAGCGCCTGACGGCAGGCGAGCAGCGCGCAGCGTATGCGCGCATGTACGAGACGGGCAAAGTGAATCCGCTGCAGACGGGCGTCGCGATGATCATCGCCTATCTCGTCGACTGGTCACTGGTGGGACTCGACGGCACGGTGCTGCCAATTCGCGGGCTGTCGGTCGACGAGCTTGAGCACGTGCTCAACGGGCTCGACACGGAAGACTTCATCGAGATCAAGGACGCGATCGAAGCGCACGAGCAGCAGCAGCGCGCCACGCGCGAACGAGAAAAAAAAACACCCCGTTCTGGCGTGAATGGCGCCGAAGCGACCTCGCCATCGCGATCCGTACCGGCTGGCGCGTCGAATGGGTCCGAGCGCTCGACGACGACGACTATCGACTCGTCGTCGAGCTCCTGAAGGGACGCGACGTGTCACACGACGACGCGCAGACACAGCCGCCGCAGTCGACGACGCACGACGTCGACGCGCTCGCGCGGCTGCTCGACGAGTAATCCACGATGGCGATCACCGGACGCTTCGAGGCGGACTTCACACCCTTCATGGCTGCGGTGCAAGCCGCCGAGGTCGAGCTCAAGGGTCTGGAGACGAGCTCGTCGCGCGTCGAGAAGTCGCTCAATCGCATGGTCGACCAATTCAGCGGTCGGCGCATGATTCAGGACGCGAACCTGATGGCCGAAGCCGTCGAGCGCATCGGCGGCGTCTCGCAGTTGACGCAATCGGAGCTTGAGCGTGTCGGCGCGAAGGCGGCAGAGGCCGCTGAGAAAATGCGCGCGATCGGGATGGATGTGCCCGAGCGACTGCAGAACCTCGCGATGCATGCGACGCAAGGCGCGAGCGCGCTCGATCGCATGGGCGTCGCGGTCGGCACGTTCATCGGCAATTTCGCCTTTGACCTCGTGCAGCGCGGCGTGTCGTCGATCATGGGCATCGGGACCGCTGCGTTCGAGTCTGCAGGACACATCGCCGATCTGTCGCAGAAGCTGGGCATCAGCGCCGAAGCGGTGCAGGGCTTTGACTACGCGGCGAAGCAGACGGGCACGACGATCGACAGCTTCGCCGGCGCGATTAACAAGCTCAATATCAATCTCGCCAAGGGCGACGACAGCACGATCAACGCCCTGAAGTCGCTGGGCCTTGAGTACGACGCGATCCGCGCGATGAAACCCGAGGACGCATTCCTCGCCATCGCTGACGGCATCGCCGCGATGCCCGACCCGATGGAGCGCGCGCGGGTCGGAACTGAGCTCATGGGCAAGGGCTTCGCTGACGTGCTGCCCGCAATCATGAGCGGACTGCGCGACACCGCAGACGGCGCCGCCAAGATGAGCGACGAGACAGTCGACCGACTCGATCGCGCGGGCGACGCGTGGCAGGCGCTGTACGACAAGGTCGTCATCGTCACGGGCGGGATTCTCGCGGAGGTGATTGCAGCGGGCGAGAAAATGCAGGCGGCGTATCGCGAGATGGGCGCGGGCGGAACGATCATGTTCTCGCTGCGCAGCATGCTCGCGGGCATCACGGGCGACTATGGCTTCGTCGCCGACGCTGCGCAAGACGCGGCCAACACGATCTGGGGCTCGGGCGTGCCCGCGATGGACGATCAAGCGGACGCCGTCGAGAAGGCGCGCGAGACGATGCGGCAGTACGAAGAGCAGCAGAAGGCGCGACAGAAGGCCGAGCGCGAAGCGGCAGCCGAAGCGAAGAAAGCCGCTGAGGAATTCACGAAGTGGGGCGAGACGTTCGACAAGGTCACGGCCAAGGCGCAGCCGTGGCAAGAGGTGCTCGCGACGAATGACGCGCAGCTGAATGCGTGGATACAGACGCTGCTGCGCGCGGGCAACTCCGTCGAGGACATCGCGAAAGCCTACAGCGTCAGCACGGGCATCGTCGAGGCGAACAGCCGCGCGCTGCGCGAGAACGATGCGACGCTCAAGATGATCGAGCGCACGTACAGCGACCTGACGTCGTTGACCGACCAGTACAACCAGTTGGTCGAAGAGCGCACGCTGACGACGACCGAGCGGCAGATCGCCGACATCAATCGCTGGGCCGACACCTACAAAGGTCGATTGATGGAGCGCGGCACGCTGACGGCGGACAGCGAGAACATGATCGACGCGATCCGCAGCGAGAAGATCGCCAAGCTCATGGTCAATGAGCAGACGCTGCACGAGGCGAGCATCGCCAATCTCGCCGAGCGCGCGCAGATCGAACAGAACACGCTGCAGACGATGATCGACGCGGAGGTCGGCACGTATACGCCCGCGATGATTGAGGCGCAGCGCGAGAAGGTCAGAGCCGCGGCAGAAGCGGCGGGTCTGTTCTATGACGCGTGGGGCACTGCCCTTGGACAGATCCCCGGCTTGGCGAGCGACGCGGCCGACGGCATCGTCAGCGA